TAAACCGCTTTAAGCATGTCACCCTCAGAACCGGTGCCAGAGTCAGCCCATGCGCCGCCGTCCCAGTACCATATATGATTATCGGGTGATATTACCGTGGCATGATCGCCCGTAACCCCTATAGGATATGCAGTCTGAAGTGCTGTAAGATCAACAAATACACCGAGATATCGACCTTCAGAGAGCCCACCAAGTTTGTTACGTTCTGCAACAGTAATTATGTCGCCTGATCCAGTATCAGTTATAACTGCAAGCTTATTCCTTTCTGCAGTAGTAATAATATCCTCTTCCAGTGCAAGATTTTTTGTTATAAAAATTTGACGTACTGTCCTCGCAAAAGGGACAAACTGAGTATCCCATGTCGGATCAGAAATGTAATTATGTCCGGCAATATCAGGGCCATTATAATTTAATATGATTACCTGTCCATCAAATAAAATAATCGGATTATTTAAAACAACTTCAACTTCAGTATCGATTTGACCTACCGAAAAAGTAACTTCTGTTTTAGTATTTAGAATGCATCCTGTAACAAAATCAATAATAGAAAAAATACCGACTCCTGCTGTTTTTGGTTTTACAATCAACTTTTCAAGGTGTATATCATCAACTGCGGCGGCAATTATAGAAAAATCCCCATTTTGGTCATCATCTAAAAGTTGCAAATCTAATGTACTGATTCCTTGCTTCTGTCTTTGAAATGGTGGACTACTTCCCGAATCGTCATAAATGTCAATTATAAGATCATGCTTTTCATCCCGAGCACAATCAAGTATCTCTACCGAATCACTATTGGATTTCAAAATCAGAGCATCTGCAAATTTGATTGAAGCAGTAGGAGCAACTAGATTTTTTCCTAATTCAATATCTTCTGTAGTTTCTTCCATTGCTGAATCTTCAAAAGCTCCACCCCTTTTTACAGGGATTCGACCTTCACTTACATTGTCAAGAACGCCATTACCAGGACCACCTATTCCACTACCAGTTCCAATACCAGTCATAAGACATCTACCACAGTTATAGCAGATTTTTCAGGATCAGTTGATCTATAAAGAGCATAATAAACATCATCAACACTATCAGCTGGAATTGTTATAGGGTCAATGGTAGGTACTACAAAACTTTTTTTAATAGAAATACCAACAGAAGCTTCCATTTCAGAACCTTCAGCAAAACTATCTTCAGGAGCTCCCGAAACATTGACATGATCTATTAAAACTGAATATTGGCTAACTGATTTAGTCCAAAGTGTACCACTCTGACCTTTGTCAGTGATACGCTGCCATATATTAGGTAGCAAGGTAAACGCTTGAGTTGCCATAATAGAGTCTCCTCATATTGATGGCTCGATCTACTTTTATAATATATATTAACTTTATTTAATCGTCAATCTCTTCTGTTTAATTTTTACCAATCGATATACTCTGAAAACTTTGAACGAGGACCTCTTTGACTTAATTGCTCTAATAAAGACATCTTTTCAATTTCTTTATCTACAGCTTTAACCATAGTTAAAAAGAAAGGTTCTCCTGTACATCTGCAATTAGAAGCTCTACCAACATGTTCCGGTTCTTCCCTGCCCCTTACTCTTCTCCAGGTTTTACCTTCATCAGTAGAAATTTTACCATCACTCCAACGTTTTAACACACCTTTCATTTTATAATGGGAATATTTTGTTTTAGGATATAATCCCCAGGGAGTTCCCCGGACTTTGCGATCTCTTCTTGTATTCCACTTATAAGCTTCAATACCAGCTTCTTTAGATAAAACTTCCTGCAATCCGGAACTTAAATTACCAGTGGCATCTCTGGCTATATAATTAGCCTGAACAGTTGTAACACGGGCATTAGCCCTCATTATCTCTTTTTTTATACTAAACCAGGATTTATCTTCAGCAACACCTTCAGCAATAATCTCATTAACTTTTTTAGCATGTGTGTTTGCGTAACTCTTTAATCTATCAAGATTATCAGAAGCCCATTCTGCAGCAAATTCTCTTTCTGAATCAGTTTCAAATAAAGTAATATCAACACCAGTGGCTTGTTTAACGAATTTATTCCATTGTTTTTTACTTTGTTTAGAAATTGTTCGAGCTATTCTATTAAGAAAATTGGAATCAGGAAAAGCCATTAATCCTATTCTGACAATAATTCCTTTAAGATCTGTAAGATCATCCAAATGAAGCACAGTGTCTGAATCTTTCCTGAGGCTTTGATTATATCCTCTCTCAGCAGCTTCAAGCATTGGTTCGGTAACAAATAACCTTAAACCCATTTTAACAAGCCTACGGAACTGTACCTCTTCTGTGTAAGGATATACCCAGACAACTTTTTTACCCGATTTAGCAGATTTAGCTCTTACTGCCGGACTTAATTTAGCTCGTTTTGCTAAAATAAATGGATATAAATAACTCTCTTTTGGCTCCATTCTTTATACCTTTGGATCTGGTTCTGGTTCTGGTTCTGGTTCTGTTCCAGGTAATTCTACATTATCCAGTAATTCAGTTTCAAAACTATATTCTCCTGTAAATCGTGCTTCTCTAATTTCTTCCGGTAATAAGATTCCTTTCTCCACATATACACCATCTATTTCAGACTGGTCTTTCTTCATTTTAAGAAGTTCCATCTGTGAAGGTTCCCATGGATTATTAAAGGTAAAAGGTACTTTTGTACCTGTCATATGTCTTAAAAGTATTTTAAGAGGCTTTTTTATTTGTAAATCCTGCTGACCTGTCAGATAAGCATTATAATTTCTCTCATCCATCTCACCTTTATTATTAAGACCTGCGGCCTGTCTACCAAACAAACGGCTTGCCGGAATATCAGTTACTCCGGAGAGAACCATCATGAATTTATCCCAAACATCAGATACACCACTTAACTGAGGAGTATTACGGCTAAAATCTTCATCCCCTTCAGCATCTAGGAAAATGGCATTTAACATTGATTTAGCCTGATTCATAGTTTCCATACGTTTAGCCATTATTGTAGCACCATCTTCAGCTTGCAGAATTTCTCTGAGACCTGCTATTTTATATATGGCAACAATTATTTCAGTTCCAAGATTACCCATACCCTGCTCAAAAGTACCATATCTGGAAAGTTGTTTAAAAATACTCTGTACTACACCTGTACCCCAGTATAAATATTCTTCTTCATCCACACTACTTGTAGAAAATATCTCAGTAAAGCCACCCTCATCAACTACCGGAAGAGAATCACCTTTGAAAATAAGGCATTGAGTAGCATGTACTTTAAAAGTATTATTTTTATTTCCTGCTGGTGTTATTTCAAATAAAACAGGTTCACCATATCTACTGGGATCTGCTTTACCATCTTCCCATTTAACTACTTTAACCTGGCTGGCTGAATAAACTTTTAATTGTTTAATATCAATTTTTTCACCTTCTGCATAAGCTCTTCCCCTATTTTTTTTAGAAACCATCCAAATAATTCCACCACGAAACAATCTGGCCCACCTGATAGCAGTATTAAAAGCTTGTTTGGCACCTAAATCCTCTAAATCAGTAAGGATCTGTGAATCACCATCATCAGCCAAAGAAATCCAAGCTCTTGTCATGTCATCAGCCGGAGCCTTTATGAGTTTTTTAACCCATCCATCCCCAGCATATGAGCTGGCAAGTTCAAGATCAGGAATAACACGAAAGGATCCAAAAGTAGTATCTTTAGTCACATCCTGCTTTCCACCAAATCCTTTAGCAACATTTTCCCAATTATCTTTACGAGTTACTTCTTTATCACCCATTCTATACTCCCTTTACTTCGAATACAGATATCCAAATCTGCTTCCACCATCTTCCGGATGTAACCATTGTCTCTGTAGACTCGCCATAGAGTCCGGTGCATCATTTGGTTCCTGTCCATCCATATAGTCAATGACCTGCTCTAAATATTCAGAATCTGTAAGAGGAGTCCAATCAATTCGCTCCCAATATCTCTTACCATAAGTCTGAATCTTCATATCTTTATTGGTAGACTCAAAATATTCATCGACCTGTGGTCTATGGTTTATTATACCATCTTTTGCCAGCCGGTCTATAGCTCGTTGCAATTCTTTTGCTCCAAAACCCTTATCAGCATTATTTTCAATAAAAATTTTCCTTACAAACCTTGCAGAACAATCTTTTACAATTCTAATAGCTACATCTGAAATAGCGGTAGCATCTCCAGAGGAAGCTTTCGAAAAATCATCATAAAACAATTGTCCAAACCCCTGAATTCGCTTATTACTGTGTAATTGCATTACAGTGTATGCTCCCGTGTGCTGACCGGCATATTTAGCATCCACATGAGCATAACTGTTACGCCAAAGCTCTGCATCAGCAAAAAATGGATCCTGGAAGATCATATCACTGGCAGCTATGTGTGTAAGCATATAATTGCAATTAAAAAGTACATCTGTAGTATATTTTTTCTTATAAGCTATATCTTCCGGAGTAAGCATCCCAACCCTATCAACATCAAACTTCATATGTGGAAATGGAGGAGTAATTGTCCATCCATCTTTTTTATGCCAGGGAGTTCCCTCATGTACTAATCTGGCTCCGGGATCAAGTACATTTGTAATTACTTCACGCATGTATTCAATAGTTTTCTCACGTTCAACCTCAGAAACACGGTCATCCAATGTGATAATATCGCAAAAAACAATCACATCATAATGGGCACCAGTAATATTAGTCCCAATACCATATGCATCCAGACTACCTTCTTTGGTATCAGTAGTTTTGAAATTCCACACTATACTTTTTTCTTTTTTACGAGTTTCTCTAGGCGTTATCCCATAAACATCCTGAAATAAATCTCGCATAACAACAGAACGCATAAGAGCTCTTACAACTCCAGCAATAGCGGCAGCTTCAGTGTAACTTTTTCTAATGATAGCTATTCTGGAATTAGGATATATAAATAATTGTCTGATTATACCTACTACAGTTATTGCTGAAGTTTTAAAGCTTCCTCTATGGGCCTGAAGAGCATTTATATTTTGTCTGGTATCCCACATAGATGTTATCCACTTACTGTGCAAAGGTTGTAATTTTAATAATCCTAAACTGTTACCAAGAATATGAGGTTGGGAAAAAACAGTTTTACGAATGAGTCTTTCAGTTGCAAGGGATAGGTGTCTTTTTTTTAAAAATTGTTTGGGGGCCATTGTCCCTAATTCCCCAGAAGGTCGACCCCTACTACGCTGCACCACTAAGAAAATTCCTTAGCATCTACTTCGGCTTGCATATCAGCTCTATGACCTGCAGCTTCTGCCATTTTAGCCAACTTAGCAATTCCTTCACCCATCTTTGCAAGACCAGTATCAGCATCTTCATAAAGTTTAATATACTTGGAAAGTTCCCGTCTGGCTTCGCCACGATTAGCTAATTTAATTTCATAAGTTACAACATTAGTATTTTTAGGATGCATATTTGTTTTAATACTTTCAACACAACATCTCCACTCCAGAGGAATATCATCAAGACTTTCAAAACGAGGACTTCCGTTCCCGTTAATAAACATTGCCGGATCATAAAAAGCCTGTTTGTAAAGCTGTCCGATAATATCATTTTTTAAAGACATACTCATGGAATCAATTTCCCATTCCAGGATACGTTGTATACCCTGACGAATATTGTCTCTGCGCATCCACTGCTGGGCCTGATAACGTGCTGCAACTCTATTTGAATCAGTAGCGAACTCGCCACTCTTAAGTCGAACCATAGCCTCAGTAGCACTTCTGTGGATCATATATAAATAAATAAAAACAATTTCATTATCTTCAAGATTAAGATCGATTAAACTTTCTTTAATAAGTTCTGCAGAATGAGCTTCACCTTTTCTCTTCCGGACAAGATCCATTTCAAAATCCATATGAAGATGTTCCGGAAGACGATATTTATTCAAATATTTATCCGGATCTTTTATCCACCGGTAAAAGGTATCACTGGATATTCCATATTTTTTTATTATTTGAATCCGGGGAACTCGTTTAGCATCTTCCTGAAGTATTTTTCTAATCTTGTCATACTTGGGAAGTTGACGAGCTCTCCAAATTCCCATAGGTAAACCTGCTTCTTCAGCTGCAGCAGTATCCTTCAACATTTTTGCAGCTACATCTGCTGCTTCTCCAATTGTAGATAAAATCACTTTACCAGTTTTATCTGTTTCAAAACTTCTCATAAAAATAAATATATATCATAAATAAGATAATGTCAAATAGAATCAAAACTTTGATTTGACAGGTTCATCTGATAAAAGCACTCCCTTAAAAGGATTATGCATTCTGATCCTTAATTCTTCTCCAGTTTTACCAGCCTCATAAATTTTAGCATAAATATTTAAAGCTTCTACCATAAACTCTCCGGAAAGTAATGGTCTCCGGAAATAATTATCTCTCCGGAGATCAAAAATTATACGACCATTTTTATCAAAAATCATATTTCTATTTTCTGCATATACCAATGGAAATTTTATATTTTCCATAAGTTGTTCAATATCTTCTTTTCTCATAAAAATTCTCCCTTATCAAAAACTATTTTTTTACCAACTAACTTAGCTTCTTTTCTCATATTAGCAGTTCCCCCTCCTCCTGGAAAGAGAAAAACATAATCAGTATATTCAGCCATTTTCTTATTCCGGTTATGTCCAGCAAGAACATTATATTTCGAACCATCCCATCTGATTTTTACAATACAGGGATCCACGGTTAAATCATCCCATGCTGCCGGAAAATGTTTCACTTTTAATCCAAGTATATCTGCACAAAATTCCCCAAAGGTATCAGCTCCGGAGGCTTTACCGGAAACAATTATTTTTATACCATATTTCCGGACCGCTTTTCTAACTAATTTAAAATCGGCAAAAGAACCTTTAAAATTTCTACCTCCGGCTACAATCATTTTCTTCACGGGAAACTCCTTTTATTTAATTATAGATTATTTTTATAAAAACGGCACCATTATCTTTTTTCGGGAAGAAATCTTTTTTAATTTTTTCCGTTACCTGCAGGGTGACGTAAAGTATCTTTAGATACTTTATCTTAGACTATGTTCTTATAGCTAGTCGAAAACATACAATTGTTGATTTGTGACAATAGTTGATTCAACTATAAGTACTTTATTACAATAGTTGAATTACATTTATTCAGCAGTATCGTATTGTTCCATCGTATGTCCAGTGTCATTCATTAAGAATCCCGGCCCTTTAAAAAGAATAGTCCTGAACTCTTTTCTATTATCAACAGCACTCCGGATCACTATGTTGAATACATGCATAACTTCTATCTCTTCAGACAGGTTATACAGAGAGAGAATATCATATAAAACATCCTCCCTCTTCTTTAATTTCGGTACAGAACTGTTTTTATGTATAACTTCTACAGTGTATCCGCAATCCCTGGTAATTCCCACTCTGGTAACTTGCTCAATATTGTCAATTAAAACATTCCCGTTATTTGTGTTCATCATCTTTAAAATCATAATATCCTCCAAAAAGTGTTTATTAGTATTATACATGAAATATCAAGAAAAGAAACAGAAAAAAGCATAAGAACTTATAGAAATAAAGATTTCCCTATAGGACCCATATTTATATATAAAATTTTTACCAATAATACATATGAGCAATAAACCTATAGAGAGTATATTATTATAAAATTTTTAGAGTACAAGGCCCCACACCCCTCCAGGTGCACCCAGGGCCCTTGTGTGTTTCTGCATAAGTGACAATTGCACAATTCAGCTATTGTTACTTTATGACAATAGCTGATATATAACTATAGCTAATTGCTTATAATATATAGACTTGTGAATAACCTGTGCATACTAACTTGTGTATAACTACAGTCAGCAATTGTCACTTACTGACAATAGCTGATTATGTACAATAGCAGATCTGCGCTATAAGGAACTTAAAAGCAGAAAATAAACAGCACACAATCACTGATTACTTACTACTATTATACGTGTTATTCATTATGCTTATTACTGTTGTTTACTTACTTATACTTATTCTTCTGTTTAACCTTCTGTTACTTCTTACTATTGCATGTATCTGACTATTGTTATTATCCTGCTATTGCATGTTAGGGATAGGGGATTGAATTGAGTTTTATTTCATTTTACTACTGGACGAAATTTGCTCTATTTCTGGCCCTAAAAACGTGAATTATCTACACAAATATATGTATAATAAAGAAAAAAGTACTATACATTTGTATGTATTAATAGTATATTTAAAGGGTAGATAGTGGAGTATCTACACGGGTATTATTAAGACCTGATATTTAACATAATTTGCCTATGCGTCAATACTGCTATGAGTAGGCTATCAATATTAAAATGCTTGTATTTACCGGCTTGTAACATAGCCGGTTTGTATGATCATTTTAAGCGATCAAAAATAAAGAACAAAGGATAACGATTATGACAAAGACAAAGACAGAAACAAAACAGGCAACATTTACATTCAGTGATTTTACAGCATGGAAAGAGGAATTCAAGAGTAATCAAAAATTTAATGCTATCTTGAATACTGCCAAAAATACGACCGGAAAAGTAAAAAGTCGGATTGTAGAGACTACAAAAAAAGTACTTGAAATGAAAGTAATCAAGGCAATCAGTAATTATGCTGACAAACATCCTGTTATGGTAATTATTACATTATGGATATTATCAATCGTAATTATGGGTAGTTTACTAATGGGAAGTATTACAGCCGGTTTAATATTCACTATCTATCTGACTGTTTATACAATTATGTATTTCCTTCTGTATCACTTACTTGTCATCTTTGCAGGGCTTGCAACGGTAGGAATTGCTAAAGCATTCAGCGCAGTTAAAAAAAGTAAAGGAAGTAAAAAAGATGAAAATAAGTAAAGTAGAAAAACAAATTACTAAGATACATGAACTGATCAGGATAGCAAATTCTGCAATCTTAAAAGTAGAATTACTACTGCTGAAATAATGAAGGTTACCGGCTTGAAAATAGCCGGTTTCCTTGACTATTTCATTAGTCAAAAATAAAGAATAAAGGATAGGTAATCTATGGAAGACAGACAAGAAACCGTGATACATGAAAGGGAAAGGATAATAAAATCAGTAGTCAATAATGGATATTTGAAACAGGTTATCAAACAACATAATAGCAAATATCATGATGATGTATTGACTAAAGTTATTGAACTGTTCAAGTTCTATTTGTGGAAATTCGCAATGCTAAAAACTACTGACTTCTACTATGACAAAACAGAATTCAATATCTATGAAACCATCTTTAACAGGCTATACAATACCGGCTTATTGATTGAATAGTAAATTCTACCGGCTTATAAACAGCCGGTCTTATTGACTATTTTATTAGTCAAAATAAAGAACAAAGGATAGGTGTTATGGTGACAGAAAAAACGATTATGAGTAAAGAACAGGTTTTAGAAAGTAAAGCAAATCGGGAATTCCGACTTGCAAGGGAAAGGAAGAATTCAGCCCGTATGTATGCAAACTCTAAAATTGAGAGCGAAGAACAGACCGGTTATTGTCCTGCTCAATTATGGGTTAATAACCATGAGTACAAATCTATTCAGTTTACTGACGATATTGTACAAAGGTTTATAGGTGCAAAAACCCGTGATATTATGTTGGAAATTTGGGGGAAGGGTGGATTTGAAAAAGAGGAAATAAGCGAAGTATCAACTTCACGTTTTCCAATGTCTTATGATGATTTTAAGGAATTCATTTACAGCGAGTCGAGTCTAATATATGTAGAGTCAATTCGGTCTTATGACAGCTTAAAAGGCAGATCTTTTCTATCTTGGTATTGGTACAAACTGTCTGATTTAATGGTTCGTTTTTGGCGTTCTGCTCACAAATTAGGCATGTCAAAAAACAGTTTACAAGATTATACTGATATCGGGCGACACAATGATATCGATAATTCTATGATGATTTTCAAAGAATCCCTTTCCACTTATGGAAGAAATTTATTATTAGAACTTGAAACCGGAATTGGTTTTAAACTTAAGAAGTCAGATGTTAATAAAAATGTAGGCTGTCATATGGGAAAAAGGAATTTTTGGGATACCTTTATAAAAGATAGGTTTATTACCTTCCGCGAATTTTCCCAAGCTTGGGAAGAAATAAGGGAAGAATTCCAGAATTTGGAGTTGAATAACACCACTTTTACTATTGCTAAAACAGCTTAAAAAAGCCCCTTACAAGCTTATAATTAACCGGTTGATATTAACTTATCAACCGGTTTTTTTTGTGTAGATAATTCATTTTACACTGATAGTATATTACAATTAAAAACAATGTTTACTTATTCATTGTTTTGTCATTATCCTTTATTTAGTCCGTGTTGCATACCGTCAAATATTCAAACGGTATGCAACACACTTTTTAATATAATAAAGGTTGATACAGTAAAATTATCAATTTGCTTTATTTGATATAATTCAAATGATAGCAAATGAAAAAACAGTAGAAATTTGATATGATTTTATCATAGAATCTCATAGACAAATTTGATAGGATCAGATATCTACTGGACAAAATTTTTTTTTAATTTTTTTGATTTTCTCATATGATTATTATTCATATATTCATATCATAGAATCTCATATACAAATTTTTCAAGTCTCCCAGGATGACTGGACAAAATTTTTTTTTAATTTTCCTGGTATGGAATAAATAAAAAAAACTTGTGTAAATAATTCATATCATACTGATAGTATAGTGTACAAAAAAACATTTTAACTTAATAAAAAAACTTAATTATCTTGTGTAATTTTTTCATATTACACTGATAGTATAGTGTATAAAAAAGCAAATCATAAACAATATTTTATATAGTAATTAAAAAATTAAAATCAAATTATTGTTATACGGTATCATCCTTCGATACGTTTAAATCGAAGGGGGGTGACGGGTTCCACTGGACAGAATTTATTTTCTGATCCATACGATGAATATCACACGATACACATTAGCTGATTTGATATACCTTTCTTAAGATAATTTGAGAAGGGGGAAGGGGTCGGGGTCGGTATAATTTCGATTTCATTCTGTATTAAATTGAATTAAAATCTTCTATCTATGATCTCAAGTCCCTCTGACATAGAACGTGGTGACACGGTAGGGAGGGCAATATTTTAATAAAGATTAATGGAGTATCTTATGCCAAAAAGAAAAACCAGGACAAGGCGACAGTCTGTAAAAAGACTTCAGAGATCCATTCGAAAGTTTGGTATGACTGATAATAAAGTGTCGGCTCTGAAAGATCTCAGACTACATAAGTAAATGCTTGTACGGCTGATTTGTAATGAATTGGCTGTATGATTATTTATAAGTGGAGGATGGTATGGAAAACCACTTGAACAGTGTCTTACTTGAAGGATATGTGATTGAAATCCATGAAAAGGATTTTATAATTCAGTCCTTTAGAGATGTGCCGAATGAGATCGGTAATGCCGTAATGATTGAAAATAAATTTCAGATTATGACAGTTTACGGTAGAAAGTATCCTATCAGTAAAGGTACAAAAATACGTGTTGTCGGTAGACTTCAATTCCAGGATGGTGACAAAGTAGTGACCATTGTGCCGGAACATATAGAATTTGCAAAATAAATTGGAGGTTGCCTTATGAAAGGTATTAGAATCTCTGAATATGAGAAAAGAGGATTTGAAGGATCAGACGCAGATCTGGAAACTTCCCTTTTTGAATATGGATTGATCTGGAAACGGTTCAAAAGAGCTGTAAAGAAATATCCCTGTGTGAAAGGTGAATATCTCTTTATAGCATACGATGGTCCCGAAGATGGTAAGGGTGGACGATGGACTCATGGGTGGATAAATCCTAATAAATATTCCATAGAAAAGGAATTTGACTGGGTGGACTGGGCAGAATATTTGTCTTGGAGAGGTTCAACTATGGAAGAATTCAAATCAATGGATTTTGGCATGCAAGTCTGGTCTTTGACTATGTATTATGGAGCTGACAATACCATAGGTTCAACAGGATGGTGGAAAACATGATAAAAAAAGATTGCTGTATCAAAGGCTATAAAACCATTTTATCTACTGATGGTTATGCCTTTGAGTGTTTCCTGTACGTAAAAGGGAAAAGAACAGCTATTGTATTAAATGGTGGTTATGGTGGTTGCAATGACTACCAGGTACTGGACGAAAATTTGTATAAGGAATTTTCTGATTTTGTAAAAAAACTGGGAAATGTCATTCCGAAAACAGAAATAGACATAAAGTTTCAGGAAAAGTATGGCCCTATAAAATACGATGATGACATATTTATTGGTGATCTCATTGCAGAATTTGAGACTCAAAAGTTCTATCGTACAAAATGTCGGAAACATACACTTGTGAAGCTGCCGAATCATAAAGAAGACGAATTCCTGCAATTCAATAGTCCGTATAATCCGACTATGAAAATTTATGTTATGCAGAAATACCCTGACGCTGTGATTATTAATGAAACAGTGTAAAGGAGGAATTCAATGATGATAAAATGTGATGTAAAAGAGGACCGTATGGGGAATATAACTGTCCATCCGGTAGGAAAGAGAATGAATTATCCTTCCCTGTTTTTCCAGGAAGGATCTCATTATGAATTTTTGGAATCTCTATCTCAGTACAGTCAAAATACTCTAAGTGAAGGATATGCTGTTCAGATACTATTATCTGATGAATACTTCATGGATACTGATTTTGAAGAACATCTCATGGAAATACTTCCTCATGGATCTGGTATAGACTGTGACTGGGAATTTTCAGAACAGAAAGACGGTAAATTAGTCTGTAAGAATTCATTCCATTATATGAATGGTGATGGTTATTACATGGGATATATTGATTTTTCAATACGATTCCATAGGAAGAAACCTACAGATTTTATATTGCAGTTTCATACAAATAGAAACGGATACCGTGAAGTTAAGAATTATGGTCTTCGTGAATATTTGGATGCTGAATTTTATTATGCTTTGGATAAATTTGAAGCATAAGGTGGTGTTATGAATAGAAAACAGGAATTACTTCATGAACTTATGGTCATGGAGAAAGAAAACCCCACAAAGAAGATAACAGCCCCTGGAGATGCGTTCCCCTTGTATACTGAATATTGTGATAAGAAACAGGAACACTTCATTGTGACCACCCTTAATGGTGCTCATGAACCGATTAAAATGCATGTTGTCAGTATTGGATTGGTAAATAGGACATTAGTACATCCTAGAGAAATTTACCGTCCAGCGATAGAAGACAATGCAGCGGCTATTATACTTTGCCATAATCATCCATCAGGAAATCTCGAACCTTCACAGGAAGATATTGAGGTTACCAGAAGATTAAAACAGGCTGGTGTAATTATGGGAATTGAAATATTGGATCACTTGATTATATCATTCAATGGATATTATTCCTTTCTTGAGGAAGGTAAATTATGAAAAAACCAAAAACAGAAAGTGAAGCATGTAGATTGATTCATAAGATAGAAAGTCAATTCCATTTAGTATGCCATATCTGGTGTACTGATGATGTTATACATCAGGCTGAAGAGAATGAAACACCTATAACTGAATTAGAAGCGCAGAAAGCAACGGAACAACTCAGAAATAGCCATGATTGTAATAATGGAATTACTTGGGAGACTTTAACTGCTGTAATTGACAGTATTATCAGTGAAAGACCAGATCCAAGAATTACAGAGTTTACAGCTCGAATTGATGAGGCAACAGAGAATTATTGTAAACTGGTGGAATGTGGAACTGATGAAATGGACAAATTGGCTGAAGAAATCAGAGAAAATATAAATCGAATGAAACAACAGAGAGCTGAAATACTCTGTGGGTTGGATTAATGGAAACAAACTATATAGATAATCACACTTGCATAATGGATTATGCAGGAAATTATAATCAGTGTGGATTCTGGTATGACTATTATCCATTTTATAAAGCTGTAAAGTTTGGTGGTTTACTTTCTGATATTCCTAATATGCCGGTTGATCATGAACCGACAGAAGAAGAATGTGAAACCTGGATTAAAGACCATAAGGAATTTGATTTCAGGCCATTGGATAAGCTAACGGTTGAAATAATTGTAGAAGTTTATTCTAAAAATGAAATCACAAAACAACTTCAAATCAAACTAAAAGAAAAGGAAAATGAAATGAGAGAACAGAAAAAATCCAGAGTTAGAGTCCTCCGGAAAAAATTAGCTGAAATCGATTCGGGTAAGTGGAAAGCTACCGATGCCGATAAACGAAAATTACAGCAAGCTCTGGTAGATGCAGAATTTGTTGAAAAGGAGGGAAACCTGAAAAAGTAAGAGAATAGTTATATTACCGGTCTCGCATAACAATTGGGGATAGTGATTTCTACGCTATGGAATTCCAATTGCCGAGACCGGTTGCATAAATATTACTCTTGAAAGGAGGTCCTTATGACATTACCTGAAATTAAAAGAGCCATTGCAGAAGGTGAACGAGTCTATTGGAGTACTGATCTTTATGAGGTAATTTTAGATAGTATAGGTCAATACCTTATAGTTTGCAAACTCAATAATCACACAATTGGTTTGACCTGGATGGATGGTGTTACCATGAATGGTGAAGAAGATGAATTCTTCATTGAAAAAATGACAGTCCGTTCTATTATGTCAGGTTTCAATGTAGCAAATTTAACAATTCCGACATTGAAAAGAGTTTTAGCTCTTAAAAGAGAAAATCTAAATGCTTCAGGGAAGTATCTGAAAGGGATTAGAAATTTTGCTAATAAAGAACATATAGCTGTCTCTGAAAATATTGTTAAAGATCAGGTTAAAGAATGCAATATTCTTGAAGATTATATAAATAAATTATTGAAATTGAGTGAGGTGAATCATGATAATTAAAACTAAGTTTGGCATTGGTGATGAATTCTGGTATAAGCATTCTGATAGAACTGCTCGATTTCAAACTGTTAGAAAAATTATTATCACTGCCGATGGTATTCTTTACTATGAATATGGTGTTAATAAGTATGCTAAGTTTGAATTTGAAGAAGAAAAATGTTTTGCAACAAAAGAAGAATGTAATCTGGCTATCATTGAAGAAATTGCAGGAGAAACCAGAAAGGGGTAATCCATGGTAGTAAAATTAGAATATAGAATTGAACAGGACGAAGATTCCCAATCCCCAAGAGAGTATAATAATCTGGGAACGATGCATTGTTGGCATTCCCGATACAATTTGGGTGATGAGCAACATCAACAGGATGCTGATGTTTTCCTAGCTGAACTGGGTGGATTTGAAGAAGATTATGAATGGTCTGAAAAGGAATATGAGATCTATAAGGAAGCAGCCGAAAAGAGAGCTTATGAGAATTATATAATTCTCTCTTTGTATTTGTATGATCATAGTGGAATAACTATGAACACAGGTGGTTTTTCTTGCCCATGGGATTCCGGTCAAGTCGGATGGCTTATTGTATCCAAGGAAGATGTCCGTAAAGAATATGGATGGAAGAATTTGACAAAAAAACGTATCCAGCAAATTGAAGGATATCTTCGTGGAGAAGTTGAAACATATGATCAATATTTGACTGGTGATGTTTGGGGTTATATCATAGAGAATGAAGAATATGATATTTACAATTCATGTTGGGGATTTTTTGGTAGAGATTATTGTGAAAGTGAAGCAAAATCTTCTCTTGAATATGAACAGAAACAGCTTAATGAAAAGTTGAAAGTAGTTCCCAGAAAATTAAATAACCTTGAATTTTATTATTCTGTAGCAGGACATAAATTATTGAATGATTTTCTTATGGAGTTCTGGCCCAATGAATGTAGGGAACTTGATGAGATCCTGGAACGGGGTAAACCTGATATCTTAGAAGAAGAAACAGACAGATACTATGAAGTAACAACCTTTCTAAAAGAAGTTATGAAAGGAAGTATCAGTCGATATTTTTCTCCAAGGAGGACAGCATAATGTCAGTACAAGTAACAAGTGAAAATTCTATAAAAACAATATCAATATTTTTGATTAAAGCTTTTGATCCGGACCCTATTGGAGACTTTTCAAAAAGACACTTTAGATCATTTAATCCTAGAGAAGATTATCCTATTTTGTGGAATTTACTACGTTTATTAAGGACAAAATCAAATTTATATAAATTATCTAAATCTCTTTATTGTTGGAATAATCTGTCTTACCTTAAGAGGTATCCCCTTGAACCGGATGATTCTAAGTTTACTCCTTTTGATAAAAGGGATACTCGAATTCCTCGTCAATGGTATTATGACTATTTCAAAAAAGCACCAATACAAGTGTATATGAATCTACAATTTTATCTTTACCAGATAGAAGGTAATACTAAGTTAATGAAAGAATTAAACAGATTACTGATTGCTTATGGTAATCATTTAATAAAGCAAACATCCGAATATAAAGCTCTCAAATGGGAGTAGATCGCTATTGTGTCCACTGCCAAAAACTTTTGACTGGTAGAAGATTAAAGTATTGTGATGACCGATGTAAATATTGGTTCTTATCTATTAAAAATGAAAAATTTGGATCTCGTTCTAAATCTCAACAGCTTCGAATGGACAGAGCTGCCAGGGGTGAAAGGAAAAGAGGATCAATGTACATGTGAGGTGAATTATGGAAATTCAAACAAACTGGAGTAGAGCAACATTAGATATTTCAGTTGCTATTTTGGGAGTAATTAAAGCGGCATCGACTGGGCTTGATGCATGGATAGAGTTACTAGATAACGGTAAGCAAGATTATCCTATTGTAGTACCCAATCCTGATCTGAATAATATCGATAATTGGACCATGAGTTATGGCATTCCTTATGACACTAAGTTTTTTGATGATAAAAAGTTCCTAAACGATACAGAAGAAAATCTAACACGTAATTATATTGCTGGTTTTGCTACTGAAGAAATAATTAAGATTTACCGTGAAACGGGTAAACTTCCGAAAGGTGCTAAATTGGGGACGGGTAAATGTTTTCCTATGAAACGAAAAGATAGTAACGATAATACATGGATATACACATGGAAACCTTTGGATAATATTCCTTATTGGACTCCTGATAAGAATATTAAAAAAGTTTTTACAGTATGTACTTGTCAAAGAGAAGTTGATTATCCAGCCCTGTTATTACACATGAGTTCGTTTTTACAGACATATGCTAATAGTCTTAAACAAACAACAAAAGAATAAATAAAGGAGTAATATATGAATAGATTGAATTGTTTATGTGAAGTAGCTTATCAGGCTTATTCTGGTACATCTTTTAGTCCTGAAAAAAGAAGGGATCAGATTCTCCAGGAATTGGAAAAAGAATTGGAAGAGGATCTTGAATCCCTGGGAGAAAAAGCCGGTAATTATGAAACCAAGTATATTGATCATGCAAGAGATTGGTTGCAGAAAAAAAGCCGATGCATAAGTATGATGATCACAGGACCTGCGAACTTTCCTGTAAGACGTAATCAAAAAGCAAATAATGC